GAATAATTCTTTCAAAAGAAAATTTCGTTGGCTTTTAGAAATTCCTGATGTTTGCGGCGATAAAATAAATACATTGCCACCATCAAAGTCCGCTCGTCCAAGCATAAGCTTTAAAGAAATTGAAGCTCAACACCTTTCAGAAACAATTTACTTTCCTGGCAAACCTGAATGGAAGCCATTAAATTTAACTGTTTTTGATGTTAAAACTCCTGATTTTTCTCATCCTATTATCAAGTGGATTTCAAAACTTTATGAAATAGACAACTTTACCTTTAATTACAAAAAATCTTGTGATGGATTTAAAGTTAATTTCGTTAATCTTTTTATGTTTGATGGCTGTGGAAACACGTGTGAAACATGGACATTTGAATCAGTTTGGGTTCAATCAGCAGATTTTGGCGAATTGGATATGTCGTCTAGCGATGTAACATATTGCGATTTAACTCTGAGATATGATCGTGCATATTGGATTCAATCATAACAAATCTTCTTCTTCCTGCTCTTCACTCAAATCCCTTTTTAACAATTCCTGACAAGCTTTAATTGCATCTTCAAGTTCTTTTGGTTTACATTTTAAAACACGACAAGCACCGCTTTTGTTTAATCTGCCTTTTTTTGTGTAAACTTTAGTATCATTCAAAAGAAAAGCGTCAACTAAATTACTGTATCCACTGTCAATTAGTTTTTGAATAAGCTCTTGATTTTCCATTTGATCAAAAGAATTGCTAATGTAGTTTCCCATTTTCTTCTCCGTAATAAAAAGACCAGAGGTTGTCTCTGGTCTTTGTTGTTTTAATTATTATATGTTTTAAATAAACTAAATCAAGTAAATCATTTATCATTTCATCTATTTTGTCTATTTTCCAATGTGGAATTAAAACAAATGGTATTTTATCAATCAATTGCGATGTTATGTTTTTTGTAAATGCTCTTCGCTTTTGATGGAGGAAGCTGCTGATCTAACTGAACTTGCAGAAAATCAAGATACTTTCTTTTTAACTCGTTATAGTTCCTAGCAGTTCTATAAAGCTGACGAAAATGGTTTAAAATACATGTTGTCATATAGTTAAATGCTTTGCCTTTCTGGGGATCGAATCTATCGATTTTTTCAAAGCAGATCATAACACCTTCTTGAACTGCATCATCTTGATCGATTAGGTTGAATTTAGCATATCTAACTATATTTTGTGACAATGTATAAAACGCATATGCGAGTTGTTTTTGTATTTCTTCAAATTCCAAGCAAACCGATTTTAAATTTTTCTCAAGGTCTTCTAATGTTTCAACAGGTTCGGCTTTTTTGCTTTTACTTTGTTTTTTAGGCACAAAATCTTCTATAAGTTTTTGATGTATTAGCTTTTCTTTTTTAGACGCTTGAAATTTGACGATTAGAACTTCAAATGTTTTGTTATTCAGATATTCCGTTGTTGCCATTAAACTCCTTGGTGCCCATATGGGTTTAAGAAAAAGAAATTGGGGTGTGAGGCGTCTATCTTTTTATGACATTAAACGATTGCTTTCATGCTCCCAACTTCTCAGTCTTTCAAGAGCTTATTTTTAATTCCATTCATGTAAGTCAACGTAAATCATAATAGTACAATTTAAACATTATTTGTAAAACAAAAAAAACACAATTCAGGTTTATTACATATGTTTTTAATTTTTTTTATTTGTTTTCTCTTAATGATTTATGGAAATTTACAAGATTTTAATAGAAATTATAGAACAACCAGAAGCTATTCAGTTTTATAAAAATCTACAAAAATATTACGAATCTCAAAAAATGACAAATGAATCCGATGCAGTTTTACATTTAATTGAAAACAAGTTTAAAAAAGCCAATGTTTCTAACAGCACAGATCTTAGTTAAAAATAACGAATTGACGATTGAACGTTGTTTAAATTCTATTTTGCATTTAAATTGCAAAATTTTAATTGGCGACCTTGGCTGTAGAGATCGAACCATAGACATATGTAATAGTTATAATTGTGAAGTAACAAGAATTTCATTAAATGATAATTTTTCTTTAGCTCGAAATCATCTTAAAGGTTTAACAAAAACACAATGGAATTTTTTCATTGAACCTTGGGAGCAATTACTTTACGGAGATGAAGAGATTTTAAATTTAAAATCCAAAGAAAGAGCAGCTTTTAAAGTCAATTGTGTACAAGGCGACTTAATTACAAAGCAAACGCGAATTTGGCATTCGGGTCACGAAACAAATTTTATCAATCCAGTTTTTGAAACAATTAAAGGCGATGCAAATCAAACAGGCATATATTTTTCTGTGGGAGTTCACAACAATCAAAAGCTTTATCTTGAATTGACAGAAAAATGGAAGAAGGCATCTCCTTTGTCGGCAGAGACTTTATATTATTTATCTTGTTGTCATCTTTCTGCTAAAAACTGGGATGCTTTTATCAACTATGCCAATTTGTTTTTATATCAGACAAAAGAACAAAGCATGGCTTTTGTGATGACAAACTATTATTGTTCTATGGTTAATTGTTATATCAAAAAGAACTACCAAGAATCTATTAGGTTTTTAATGCCATGCTTAGCGATCAAGCCAACAATGGCTGAGTTTTGGTGTTTGATGGCTGATATATTTTACGCAACCAAACAATACAAAAAAGCATCTTCTTTTTACGAAAATGCTTTGATTTTAGGCAGTAAGAGATTGGCGATAGACGATTATCCTATGGAAATTTCAAAATACAAAGAATATCCACAAAAGATGATTGAATCTTGCGAAAAAATTAAAGACTCAACAAAATTATATTCTGGTTAAAAAACCACATCTAGTTCGTTTATAACAACAGTTACATCATCTTCATATCTAGTTATTGCAATTTGTTTTCTTCCCATGGGAAGCGATCTTAGTTTCGACTCCAACTCATCAGATTTGCAATTTATAACACTAAAATTATTTTTTGCAAGTTTTAAAACTTCTTCATCTAAATTAGAAACTGTTCGATTGGGATAATACGCTTGAAGTTTTTCTTTTGCGTCTGTGATTATTTTTTTATACAAAGGCATATTACAAGAACAGCCTGGATTTTGCATATATTTTTGAATTTCTGATTGGAATTGTTCTCCCAAGCTGTCTCGAAATCTTTTATCCCTTAAAGCTTGCTTCACGTCCATCATTGTAATCTGTTTGCTCATTTTTATCCTCTTGCCCTTCCAATTTTTTAGCTCTAAAAGTAAATCCGCACTTTGGACATTTAAATGCTCTTGTCCGATTCATTTTTTTAGGTATAACAACTTTTTTTTCAATATCATCGATATAAGGCGACTTTTTCATTATTGGCGATTGCAGTATTTCAATCAAACCAAAATCTTCATTGCCCTTGCATATTTTTCGAAAATTGCAATTATCACAATAAAATTGATATAGATTATCACTCATTGGAGTTGTCGCTATCGTTGTGGACATGGTTGTACACATCGCTGTAAACGTCGTTGTCGTTTTTGTTTTGAATGTCATTTTCACTACTGCTTGACATATTGATAATGGTTGCAGCTTCAAGATAATTTAAAAATACGGCAGCAAAATTGGAAATAAAACCACCAGCGCAACCACAGGCGAATATTTTTAATGGTTCTTCTGAAACCCAAATGTATCCCATTAAAAAACCACACCATGTGCCACAACACAAATAACAATCAACGATTTGACCCAAATGAGCGACTTTTAGTTTTAAAGCAATATTTTTAACAGTTGATCTAAACCCTTGCATGATCGATCCATCAACAATAACATGACACATGCCAATCGTTGATATGATAAAAAGTAACAAATTGTACATTGGTTATCTCCAGAATGTAAAGGAAACGTTTTCTTTATTGCGAGTTATACAAAATTCACGATAGTTTGAAAACTCGCATAATTTTTCAGTATCAGAGATTGTTGTGTTAAAATTATCAGATATTTTATAATCAATTTTATCAACAAAAATATTTTCAGAAAAATACTCTTGTAGTTTGTGTATATTTGTTTCGTCCAATGAATGTAAAAATTCTAAAACACTTCGTTGTCCAAGTTGCCTCATACCAGGAATTCTTTGACCGAGTTGCCATTGATCAAACAAATGACGGAATTGAGGAAATAACTCTTGAACTTTTTTATCATAAAAAATAAGATCTTCAATATTTTTTAAATTTATTTCCATAATACTATTTTATCCCAAAAGATGATACTCTGCTTTAAGCTAGTAAACAAGGAGAAAAAAAATGGCTGATGAGACTTTTCGTCCAAGAAGACCGCAACAATCAAGTAATGAACAACAAAATTTTTCAGAAAATCAAGATGTTCAAATGACAGAAAAAATTCGTCAAAGCCTTGCAAACGAAGAAGGTCAAGAAGTTGAAGCCCCACAACAAGGAACCTTTAACATCCAAGGCAATGTACCTCCTGAGTTTTTAAAGGCGTTAAAAAATGTTAAGTCGAATGGTGAAGAAGAGGACGCTCCAATTGGTTTGACCAATAAGCAACAAAGACTTCGCGAAAGTCCACCGCAACATTTAAGTGCCGCTGGATCTAGTCACCTTAAAGACATTTTAGCAAATCTTAAAAGAACAAATACAACATATGAAGAAATTGTTCTTCCGTCAAAAGGAAAGTTTTATGATGGCGAAAATGGTCCAAAAGATGGCGTGCTTTATATTCGACCGATGACAGGCGAAGAAGAGCAAATTTTGGCAACGCCACGACTTGTCAAAAAGGGACAAGCCATTGACATGATATTTCAAAAATGTATTCGCGATAACTATCGTGTTGAAAATCTTCTTTCTATTGACAGAACATACATACTGATTTATCTTCGCGGCATTTCATATTCTCCAGCATATGATGTAGAAATTAAATGTCCAGAATGTGGAGCGAAATTCGCGCACACAATTGATTTAAACAGTTTGTATTTAGAGTCTTGTCCAGATGAATTTGGTCCAAATTTACAAGATGTTCTTCCAACAAGCAAGTTGCCATTTTCTTATCGCCTAGCGACAGGAAAAGACGAACAAAATGTACAAGACCACAGGGATCGTCGCGTTAAAAACTTTGGCGATACTGCAACGGATGACACGCTTCTTTATCGAACGGCGATGTTGCTTGAAGAAATTGATGGAATTTTCAATAAAAGCGAATTGCAACTATTGTTAAAGAGCTTGCCAATTAACGATTTGTCTCATTTGAGAAATTGCACGAACGAGCCTCCGTTTGGTGTTGATACAAATGTTGAAATCATTTGTCCAAGCTGTTTACATGAATTTGAAATTGATTTGCCGCTTGCAGCAAATTTTTTCTTCCCTCGGCGAAAGAAGACCAAGACGGAAGCATAATTTTGTGGAATAGTTTAGCAGAAGAGATTTTCTTTTTCCAATATCACTTAAAAATGCCAATGTCAGAATCGATGAACCTTCCAATCATTTTACGAAAATGGATGATTGAAAGATTCATTCAGCAAAAGAAAAAAGAAGACGAGGCAATGGAATCTTCAAAGAGAAAATCAAAATCTAAAAGATAAAGTCTTTCGCCAATAGAAAAAAGGATAGATTAAATGCCCAGAACTCTTGAACGATATCAAAATCCAACATGTGGTGACACAGTAAACCTTCGATTGTTTACTTACAACAGCAACAATCGCAGTAATGTACAATCAATTGAAAAAATTGAAATTTACACATACGACAACACTTTTAAATCTGCCGACAATCCGCAAGGACGACGGCTTGTGACTACAGTTGACGCAGTGGATGTTGTTCAAGAAGATACTGGTCAATATTTATTGGAACTTCCTTTAACAAATCCGCTTTATACAATTGGATTTTATCAAGATGTCTGGCATGTGACGTTTGAAGAAGATGCAGATTGTTCGGTTGCAGAAGTCGCAAATCAATTTCAAGTTTATTCAAATCTTTGGTTTACAACTCCTACGCCGCCCATTTACGACTTTAACTTTAATTTTAGACCAAATAAAATAAGAAAAGGAAGTAAGCGATATCTTTTAATTCAAATCACGCCCAATGTTCCACGAGGATCTGATCTACAATCCTACTACGAAAATCTCGCCATAGTCTCAGATTTACGGGTATCAATTGAACTTGCATGCGGGGATTGTGTCCCTGTAGAACAAGATTTACGCTTGATTGTAGATCGGGTTCTCGTGGATTATAGGGAAAAGGGTTATGCCTATTACTTCCTTGATACAACAGAATTCGATGAAGGTCTATATAACATATGGTTCGAACTGGCTTTCGGCGAAAATGTTTTTATGTCCGACAAAGATTCGTTCCAAATCTATAGTTGATTG